CAGCATGCGGCCGGCGTCGCGCTCGGCAAGGCGATGCGAATAGGCCGTGCAGTAGAACCGCTTTGAGGCCATGTTCATCGGCCCCCATTCCCATGCCGGCCAGAACACGCCGGTCAGCAGCGACTTGGAAAAGCCCGGCGGCACATTGATAAGCAGCCGAAGGATTTCCCCGCGCGACACCGCCTCGAGGTGTTCGCAGATCGCGTCGAGAACCCGCCCCTCGATCAGCGGTTGTGCCGGCTCCAGAACTGGCCACGCCCGGCGCGTGAAGCCCATCAGGCTGGTTTCGCTTTCCAGCCGGTCCAGCTCGCGGATGGCCCAATCGGGGTTGGCGAGCGCGTAGCGAACCAGCGCCTCGCGCGCGGTGGCAGAGGGCATTAGCGATGAGCGTCGCCATTATGGCGATCGTTCCAGATATTCGTGTCAGCAGGAACGGACGGAAGCGGATAAACGCCCCACGGCCTGTGTTCCCCGCGCGGCCCATCAGCCGTCTTGATCCCCGGCCTGATGCGCCCCGCGCCGCGCCCATGGATCGCATGCGCCGCCCTGGCAATTGCGTCCCATTCGGCCTTGATGAACAGCCGCAAGATGCCCGGCTGAACGTCGATGTCGAGGCTGTCCTTGATCAGCTTCGCAAGCTCGACCTCGGGGGCGCGAACCGTATCGTCTCCATTACCAGCACACATCCCAAACCTCCGCGCAGCGCGCACGTTCAGACCGCAGCGCGCGGCCCGTTGTGTGATTTCAGTCGGTTAGGTCATGCCCGTTGGTAGGATGAGCAAAATCATTTCTACCGGCTCGGGATGCAGAGGATTTTTATTTCCCGCAATTCCCGCGCCAGCCGGGATTGATTTGAGTAGCCATCCCGTGCGGAGCGGCGGCGACCCAAATGATTCCGGCGATCGAAAGCGCTAATAGCAATACGGGCGCGCATAGCTTAAGTGGGCGCAAAGGACGATCATAAAACGGCAGCAACCCAATGCCAGCAATCAAGGAAAAGACTGAAGCCGTGTAAATGATTGCTGCTAAAGCAACATGCGCTGTCATTCCCCGCCCGCCCGTTTTCCGACCAACTGGCGCAACAGCTCGCGCTCCGCATCGTCCAGATCGGCCAGCGTCTTGGCGACCTCGATCGGGCCGCCGTCCTTGCCGGTGATCTCCTGCTGAACGCGGTCGCGCCACTCGGTCGGATCAGCGTTCTTCAGTGCAAAGATGCGGGACGTGACAGTCGGGCCATCAGGCGCATCGAGCAGATCCGTCTCAAGTTTCAGCACCCGTTTGCCCTTGGCGAGCTTTAACGCGTCGGAAAATTCCGGGTGTTTCTGCGACCAATCGTACATCGTATCGCGGTGGAACCCAAGCGAAGCCGCGGCAGCCGTAAGCGAGAGCCCGGTGGCCATCAGCTCAATCAGCTCGTTTCCCAGTGCGGGCGTATACTCGGAAGGGCGGCCTGCGGGCATTAGTGGTCTCGTTTCATTATTGGCGAGCTCGGCCTCATGCTCGCTCCACCAGGCTGATGCTACTGCGGGATAATCGATGCTTCAGACATAATCCGGCAGCGGATCGCTTGGAGCGCGCTTATGCCAGTCCTGAAAGCTGACTATGAGCTTGAACCCGAACGGAAGCCAGTAATAGTCGTGCCACTGCCCGACTCGCCGCTTTGCCCGCGAGATGAAACGGTCCGGCCACGCCAGCTTTTCGACATAAACCGCCCAACGCCACGTCCCAGTCTTCGGGGCGTCGCCAACAAGACAGAGGCCGCCACCGCTGGTACGGCTCAGAACATTGACCTTGCCAATGCGATAGCCTTGGACCCGCATACAATAGCTCCGAATGTTGATTGAGTGATGGGTGGTCAGAAAGCACGCCACTGACTGCTACGAGGCCACTGCCCTTCGTTGCCTAGGGCTCACCCACCGAACTTGGCGCCGGCCTCTCTTGCCGGCTTATGGATATCGACGCGGGCTCGGTTGGGTACGAGCTTCCCTGTCCGGAGGTGGCGACCTCGTTTAGGGCCTCCCAGTCTCGCCAGACTGGCAACTGGACGGCGCTAACGCCGCTGCACGCGTCGAACTCGTGTGCCCGTGAGGGCGGAACTGCCAGTGGGCCGGACTTTTACCGGCCGGGACGACGTTACCGAGCGCTACGTCGCGAACGTCCCCGCATCGTCCTGATGCCCAAGGTCCTCGTGACCAAGATCAGCCGTAGCTGCCTTGGTGATAGTGTCGATGCGGGCCGGGGTTTTTGTCCGACTGGCGAGGTAGTCTCACCCTCTCGCCGAGCATTGGACCATTTACGCTAGCGCCTGTGAGACCGCGCTTCGCTATAGGCCTTAGCCGCGTGTCTATCCACGCCGCCGCATCGATCTTGCTCGCCCGAGGGCGGAACCTTCACGCACCCGCACGAGGCGGTCGTTTACGCGCGCATCTCCGATGATGCTTCGGTATGCGCTGATTTGAGCCCGTCTGTCAATACCGAGAAGCCCGCGCTTGTCGGGATCTGGTAGTAATCCGCAAGAGCCCGCAGCCCGCGGACCAGATAGGCGACCATGTGCGGGGGCCAGTTATCGGCGGGATAGTCCATCACGACGCAGTTGTTGACCGCGGTCCTGACAGGCCGGCCAGATACGTCTACCTGACCAAGCACGCCAATGGCTTTCATGTATTTCGATGCAGCTGCCCTCTCAGAAACCACGTCGCTGTCATGGCCACGACCGCGCACTCTGCCGATGTCCATGGCCTTTGGCGATGGGTGCGGGATGCCCGTCAGACGATGGTACCGCCACACATCCTCATCAAACCGCTTGGCAGCCTCGTACAGACGCGAATTGATCTGCCCGGCTATGACTAGCCGCCCGATGCTGGAACCGGCCTCAGCGAGCCCCGCTGTCGATTCTACGGCCCTTCCAGTGCGGACCCGAGCCTGCATTACCACGATCCGTGCATCCTTTTCTCGATTGGTGGTCTCGATCTCGTATCGCTCGGCTGAACGGGAGAGCTGGCCCGATGGTGTGCGGGGTAGATCCTTGCGCTGTGCCGAGCGGGCACGGCGGCGGGCAAGCTTTTGGGCTTTGGTGAGGCTCATTCTGCGGCTTCCCTCGAAATCCTATCGTCCAGCCATTCCGGCCATTGGCATGGGACGGTCATCGAAGGGACCGAGCCGGCCTCGACCATCCGCATGACGGCGGGGCGCCAGCCGATCGAGCGAAAGTAGCTCTCCCAAACTGGCCATTCCGGATCGTCCGGCTTGATCGCCCTTGCCGAGTTCTGACCCGCGCCCTTCCAGCGGGCGATGCACTCCGTCCCCATCCGCCAGTATCGATCCGCCGTCGTTTCGGCCGCTGCCGTCTGCTGTCGCATCGTCGGTCACCTTGGGCTTGGAATGTTTGGCGAGAATCTCTTCGTGCGTTGGATAGCCTGGGCCGGGCCAGAACGTGCCGCTCGGGGCTGCGGGCGGCTGCCCAGACGCGGCAAGCGGAGCAAAGCCTTTTTCCTCGGCATGCCGGCGCATCCAGTTGCGGAGCGTCGCCGGCCAGTCCAGTTTGACGGCGCTGGCGCCGGCCTTGGCTGTCCAGTAGTCGCGGAAGCTCTCGACCTGCTTGCGATAGGAGGGCTCTGGAATGCCTAGGCTGAGGGCATGGGCCCTGTCATCGTCGGACGGCTGCCAGTCTGGAGGGAGCCGCGTTCCGCGCTTCGGCTTCGCCCTGGAAGCCTTTTCGTCCTCGACCGAGGCCGTTTGCGCGCTAACGCGCTCCAACGAACGAAGTGAGTTGGTTGATACCTCTGAACGGAGTGAAGAGGTATCTTCTGTATCTGTATCTGTATCTGTATCTGTATCTGTATCTGGGCGTTTTTCGGCGTTCGCTTGCGTTCGCTTGCGTTCGCGCCATTCTTTGGCGCGTTCGGACGAGCCATCTTCGCGCTTTGGCTGGTACTTTTCCCAGCCGCAAAACCGATTGTCAGCAATGACTTGCTTCTCCTCCAAAGCCACCACGATCAGATCGACCTGCTCAGGCTCGCACCCAAAGAAGTAGCCGAGGCCTTCCGGGTCGTAACCTGCAATGCTGCCGCGATCCTCGGCCTGCGAGGCCCTGTCGAGAAGAGCCCAGAACACCGCTACGGCGATGCCCGGGGCAACGCCCGCCCTTCTGGCAATGCCCAGCCACTTCGGATTTGTGGGCGCCCCGTGCCAGGTCCTGAACCAGTCCGTCATGGCTTGCTCTTTGGTTGATAGGGTTTCATCCCGCGCGGAAGCGGAAGACCCGTCCGCTCGCTGTGCCGCCTGATCCCGTGGATGATCGATGTATGGTCCATGCCGCCGAGCCGTTCCGCGATCTCTGGCAAAGACAATGACGTTTCCACGGCTGCCAGATACATGATCTCATGCCTAGCGATGCTGAGCGCGGCCTGTCGACCTCCCCAAACGAGTTCTTTCCGAGCTATCCCCGAAGTTACCGAAACCCTCAGAATTATGTCTTCCAGGGCCGCATCAGGCCCGGACTTCGATCCCTTTTCCATGGCTTCGATCAGCTTCTTTTGAAGGGCCGAGAGCCGCCGCTCCGCCATCTTGATGCGGCCGCGGATGAACATGAGCTGTTCCTCCGCCCGCTTCTCCTCTTGGCGAAGAATTCCTATCCGATTCATGACCGTTGCTTCGCTTCGCTCTCGTTCGACGAGCGCGCGGATGTCGGCTTCGGACATCCATCTTCCCATGGCGTCCTTGATGGCCCTCGGTGAGAACCCTTTTCGAGCCATGCTGATGGCCTTAGACGTGGTCGGGTCAGCGGGAAGGGCAATGTCCATCGTCAACGCTCCTTACTCTGCGATGTGAGGCGCGCGAACTCGGCTCCGATCTCCTTGAGAAGGCCGAGCCGTTGGCGCTTGAGTTCGATCTCGACGGCAGGCCTCTTCTTGGCCTCGAGGGTCTCGATCCAATGGGCGTCCTCCGAATAGCGGAGGCGCAGTTCGTCCAGCATGGCGGCGTGGTTGGTCATGCCGGCCTCTCGATCAGAGATCGCAGGTAGAGATTTGTCCCGGCTGGCGTCGGGCTGAGGTCGTCCGATATGAGGCCGGACCTCATCATGCCGTCGATAATCGAGCGGCTCAGGATCTGATGAGACGGCTTCAGCTCGTAGTGCTTGATGCCGCCACGCGGGCCGATGAGCGGCTCCAGCCTCTCGCCCTGCTCAAACATATTGCCGACGATCCGGCCTAGGACCTTGAATTGTGCCGGTCCAAGTTGGTCGCGAGTGTGCTTCATGCTACCTCCTTGCAAGGACGCGGGGTCTAGCGCGCGTGTTAATCCGGTCGTGTACGCCGGCCATGAAATCGCGAAGGATCGACCTGCCGCTAACCTCGAACCACTCCCACCCTTGGTAGTCCAAGTCTGGTTTTTGCCGGATTTCCTTCAGGGCGCGCCCCATAGTTCGGATGGAGACCATTCGCCCACTCGGAGTCATGAATGCCTTTGGATATGCAGCCCGCCCGCTCATGCAGCCACCGCGGCCGTCTTGATGGCCCCCCATTGGCGCAGGATCTCTGTTGCCTCAGATAGCGACTTTGCGACGGCGTAAAGCGCGCCGGCCTCATCGCATGAGGCAGCAAAGGCCTTCTGCTCTGGCGATGAGCGGCCCTTTGCAGATTTCAGCTCAAGGAATGCCGCGCGACCACCTGGTAGCGTAAGGCAGAAATCAGCGACACCCGGCCGAACTCCCATGGCCTTGAGCCGGTTTCCGGTGCGCGTATCGCGAAGCTCTCCGTTGGGCACATGGAACCAAATGAGGCCCGGCCGAGCGGTGAATTTCAGCAGCTGCACCACCGCTTTGTGGAGATCGTGTTCGGTCATCTGCGCTCCACCGTTCCATCCATGCGCTTGCGCCAGCCTGAAGCTTTGGAACCAGGCAGCGGGCGGCTTGTCTTCGTTCTGGCGCCGATATGCGCGGCGCGCTGGCGGTTGGCCTTGGCGATGCGCGGCACGTCCCCATGGGCCGTTTTGGCGCCGTGGCAGCCGTCGCAAAGAACCTCGCAGTTTTCGAGCACAGGCTCGCCGCCGAGGGCATCGGGCAGTACGTGGTCATAGGCGAACTTGCCGGGGAACAGCTTGGAGCCGCACTGCTCACAGAAGCCGGCCGCGCGCTGAAAGGCCTGTGTCCGCACTTTGGAGGGGAACTCGCGGCGGGCCATGTTCAGTATTCCAGAACGTATTTCTTGGCTTCTTCCTTTGTCATTTCCTCCCCGGTCCAGTTGTTCACGATCGTGCCGTCAAGAATGTCGATCAGGTCACAAAGCGCCTGCTTTTGGTCTTGAGTATCGTGTTGCGCCATAGCGCTTAGCGATGTCGGACCGGCCAAATACCTACGCACGGCTTCTTTTGAAGCATCTGTTTCCAGATGCCATCCCTTCAGCGTGCCCCATTTCAAATCAATATGTTCGCTCATGCTGCCTCCGCTTTGGTAAGGTCATTCGTGCTGACGCCGATCATGTCCGCGATCTTGTCCAGCACCGCGCGCTTGCTGGCCTCAAACTCGGCCTTGCCCATCGCCCGCATGTTCTGGCTTTTGGCCGTGAAGCGAGTCACGACAGCGCCCTGCACGGTCACGATGCTGAATTCGTCGATCGGCCGGATGAACGCGGCGAGACGCACAGCCTCAGCCTTCGACGACGCGACCAAGGTTTCGCTATCGCTGTAGCCGGCACGGATCAGGCACCACTTGCGAAGGTGTTCCGCGGTGGGGAATTGGTCCGCCAGATGCTCGGGAAGGCTCTGCCACCCCTCGTTCACCGCGGCGAAATACTGGCGGTGCGAAGCCGAGGAACGGTCCTCGACATGCACTAGGTTGACGATCTCGCCATCGCCATAGGCCTTGGCGCAGCGGCGCGCGATGCCCTCATTCAGCGGCACCATCGCCTTTGCTTTATCGGACCAGTAGAATGGGAGAGGCGGCGCCGTCATGGCTCAGCCCGCCATCAGAAGATTGACTGGCGGCTCATAGCCTTCCGGCAGGCCATAGGCCCGAATGCGGCTGACCACGCCGTCCAGCTCGTCATTGAACTGATCGACGGCCGCCTCAAGATCCTTGAGATAGGGCTCGTCGCGATAGGCGCGCTTCACAAAGAGCGGCAGCCCCGGCCAATAGACCGCAATGTCGATCCATTCGCGCTCGGCAACCCATAGCGCGCCCTGGCACTGCGCCTTGTGCTCGGCCGGGAACTTGTCGGCGAGAATGGTTTCGATCAGCAGATGCGGCAGCTTTGTCTTAATCTCGAGCATGCCGCTTTCGCCGATTAGCGAATCCGGCGAGCACCCCTTGCGTCCGTTGACGATGAAGCCGATGCGCTCCGGCTCGGCGTCGAACATGAAGGCGTATTCCCGGCGGGCGTCGTCCTCCATGACCTTGCCGCGCTCCATATGAGCGTTGCTGTAGCTCTCCGTTGGCTGGCCAGTGATGATCTCGCCTGCCAGCGTGTACAGGTACTTGCGCCTGGTCACGCTGGCGCCACCGTCCTTGCCCTTGGCCATGACCGTCGCGAACTCGCTGGCGGTCGGCATGCCGGCTCTGGCACGGAACCACTCGGTTGTGCCCTGCTCACAATCGACGACGCGCATCATTCGGTCACCTCGCGAGTAGCGGTGTCGCGAGCGCGGTCAAGCTTCGCCTTGCGCTCCAGAAGCCGGCGCATGATGCCGGGGAGCATGTCTACGGTGATTTCGGCGAGGGCTTCGATGTTGAACGATGCGCAGAACTTATCGATGCTCAGATTGACGTCATCGATAAGCTGGCGAAGCGCGGCCATCTCGTCGGGGCCGATCGGCGCGCTCTCGACTTCATCCGCTTTCCCGCCGTCATCGTCGTTCGACGCAGCCAGCCCAAGCGCGGCCTTGAGCGTGTAGCGCTGCAAATAGGTCAGCGTGCTACCGATGGCCTGAATGCTGTTCTTCTTGCCGCTCTCATCTTTTCCGGCCATCAGCGTATTCTCCTCGCTGTGGCCGTCGCGATGCGAAACGATGCACGTCACCGTGATCGGCTGATTCACTTCGCTCGTGGTGCGAAAGCGATAGGACAGGCCATGTTTGCCGAGGATCGGGTCGACCGTCCGCGCGATCTCAGCGAGATCCTCGTGCCGGTAGTTCGTGCTGCCCTTGCCGTCCTTGTTGTCGTATCCGACTGAGCGGTTTTTCGCGATCGTCGGGATTTCGGCTTTCGCAGCGGCCATCGCCTCGTCGAACGCGCGCCGCGCCTGATTGGCCTCCCAGCGCTCTTGAAGCGCCATCAGCTTCTCAATCGTTTCGATGCTGGCGTTCTGCTCAACCGCGATCCCGATCATGCCCATGGGATTGTGCACGGCAGCCTGCTGGCGGTTTTGCGGCTCCATAACGGTCACGGTGTTCATCTCATAGCCCTCGCGTCTTCACGGATACGGTGGAGGCTGTTTGCGACCGCCGCCTCTGGCAGTCTCAGCAGCTCGGATATGTCCTTGGTGTTTCGGCCGGCTCGCCAGAGTGCATGAGCCCTGAGCAGTAGGTCTTCATCGGGGATGACGGGGGCCGAATGCTTGATGCGGGCAGTCATTACGCCCCTCCACGGTCAAAGACCGGCGCATCAATCCTCTCAAGAAAATCTTGCCTCGCCTCCGGAGATGCTGCGTTCCATGCGCTCATGAGGCGCGCGACTTGCTTTTCCTTGGCCTCAAAGTCGTTCAGCGGTTCGTCGGCTAGCTTGGTATCGCTCTTCGCTTCTCGAATTCGGCGGCGCTCGACCAGAAGATCGCGCTCGATTGCCGCAATCTGGTCGTTTGGCGTCATTCGCTTGAGCTTGTCGAGATAAGTGCCAGTATCAAGGTGCGTACCGCGGATAAGGTTCAGCGCCTCTTCAGTGACCTTCTCGCCACGCTCGGCGTCGAGCTGCACGACGCGCTCTGACTTGCCAATTGCCTTGGCGGTGTTCTCCGTGAAGCTTTCGAGCTCATTTTCAAGTCGCAAAGTTTGCGACTTGAAAGACCTGCGGTCTCCTCCGTGCTTTGTCTCTTCGTGCGCCGCCTCGTAAATCTCCTTGCGCCGAGCCGTAAACTTCGCCCTGTCGGACGGAGAAAGTTCCGCCCGGCAAAGGTTTTCGTCGATCATGATCAGTTCATTGATCATGTCGTCCGCCTCGCTAACGATGCAGGGAATAGTCTCCATCTTCAGCGTCACGGCGCAGGCCTCGTATCTGTGATTGCCGGCAATGATCTCCCATGCCTCAGCTTTTGCGCCGTGGCGGATTTTCATGGCCTTCTTCACGACAATTGGATTGATGAGGCCACGCTCGCGGACGCTCTCGGCGATCCTTGCGACGACGGCGCGGTCGATGGCCCGCCCCTCGTTCGGCGGATAGATGAGCGCGGCAGGGAGATCGATTACCTGCAAGATCAGCCCCTCTTCCCGCTGATAGGCGTGCCTGCAATGCGAAGCACGGCGTTCTGAGCGATCTTGATGATTGATAGGGGGCGACGCTCGAAATAGGCGTTCCACGCGACGGCTGCGGCCATCACACCCTGGCCATGAATGCCGGCGCTTGCGTCTCGGGTCATGAGATCGCGCACAAAGACGTGGCGCGGATCATTGCGCTTGAGCCCGTCGTTTCGCGACGTGCCGCGCCAGAAGTCAAAAGCCTTCTGCTCCTGGTACCGCATCGTCATCAGCGCGGCGGCGAAGGTAGACGCGCGAAGGATACGGGGACGTAGGTCGGACTGTGCTCCGGTAAGCGCTTCCTCCATCTTGCGCGCCGCAGGCCACCACGGCTCGCAGGCCTCCACGCGGAGATCGACGATGCGGAGTTTTGCCGCGTTCTCGCCCCTCACGGTGTAGTTGCTCGGAACGATGAAGCCGTTGGCAATGATGCCGATAGCGCCATAGGTGGCGGAGGCAATCGTCTTCGATACCCCGTGGTCGGCGGCGAGATCGATAGCATTGAGGATTTGCTGTGATGTGCGGCGCCGCATCACGGTATCGAACCGGTAGTAGAGCGCCCGGACTTCTTCCGGAGTGCTGCACATGTTGACCGCGACACGGAATTCGACTTCGCGGCCATAGGCGATGATGGCATGGAGACGATGCTGGCCGTTGACCAGCGTCAGATTGCCGTTGAGGCGAGCGAAGGTGATGGGATCAGACAGTTCCCAAAGGCCGCGCCTCATCATCTCGGCGTAGACGGAAACGTCTTTCTGTTCGACCTTGCGCTGACCGCCGTAGTTCGCCTCCCGCAGGATCGTTTCCGCGAGATCGGGGCCGATCAGCATACGGCCCTCTTTGATCTGAGTTTCCCACGGGCGAATGGCCCGAATTTCTCCGTGCGTATTGATGCTGGCCGTCCTGTGGAATAGATTCATTGCGATCTCCAATGATCGAGGCCCTGTTCTGCGGTGAGATGCGGACGGGGCCTTTTTCGTCCGGCCGCGAACCTGTTTCGCTAGCGCGCTGCGCCGATCCGCTGATCCAGGGCGCTCCTGCCCAACTGCGGATCGCCCATCAGCATCGCCGTCAGCGTCGTGTACTCGCCCCAGCGCGGTCGCGGCGGAATGGGCGGGTCGCCGTCGCGCCGGCAATTCGCGCCGGCTGCCCATGGGCGCTCGGGCTTCGGTGGCAGGCCGCGGTCATTGAGGAAATTGCGGACAGTCTCGCTCTTGATCGAGATGTCGAACGTGCTGGTCAGATGCGTGGCGATCTCCTTCGCGGTCATCGTCTCGCGAAGCTGGAGGCACGCCTCAACCACCGCTGGTGGCCAACGCGACTGTCCGCCGGGGCCGCGAAGCTTGATGCCGTAGCGCCGCGACGCCTGGCTGATGGCGGTGCGGGAGACAGTCAGCCCAAACTCGTGCTCGATCGCGGCGGCGATTGTCGCGGTTGACAGGCCGGCCTCGGCGATCTCGCGGAGCGTGTCGACCATGGGCGGCGTCCAGCGGATGGGGCTAGGCATGGCGGGCTTCCCTTGTCAGGACTGCCTTGATCTGGCGAAGGCTCGTTTGAGCCTCTTCCATCGCGTCTGAATGAGGGTCAGCGCCAATAGCCATAAGGGTTTGGATTTCATGCTCATGAGCAGCGACTTCCGCTTGAAGCTCAGCGATGACGAGCCAGCGCATGCGGTCGTAGACGTGAGCGGCGATTTTCTTGAGCCTGCCTTTGCGCAGGTTTTCCAGAGTCCCGGGAGACGCGCCCACCTTGGCCGCAACCCGCTCGCGCGCCTGATTGAGCGGGAGGCCGCTTCGAGCGCGCTCCCTGTCCTCGAGAACCCGGCCCCAGTCACGGGCGCGGTCAT